ATAAGGAAAGAGTAAACAAAGCAGTATCAATGCATTGGATTACCGAAGAAGAATACGAATCAATCGTAGGTGAACCTTATGTACCAATCAATAATTGAAAGGATACAACAATGACAGAAACAATTATTGTTGCAATCTTGGGATGTATCGGTACTGCTATTGGGGCTTTCCTTTCAAACAGAAAAACAACTGCTTTAGTCGTTTATAGGCTAGAGCAGTTAGAAAAGAAAGTTGACCTACATAATACAGTTGTTGAAAGAACTTACATCCTTGAAGAAAAAGTTGCTCATTTAGAAAGGAGTATTCAATGAAAGTAGATAGAATTGAATGCTATAAAGATGGCATTTTAGTTTCTGAAAAAGAAGATAAAGACCTTGTAAAAGTAATCTATGAAGATGAATCTGTAAAAGAATTCGTTCCAAAGCCAATGACAGGTAAATATCCAACTATTATGTTTACCATTCCTTATGGTGCAGATGACAAGTTCATTGATGTAAAAGAACTAGATAGATATGGAGTATTAACAATCTATCAAGATGGAACATTCAATTACAACGATTACAAAGCAAGATACAATTATCCAGATGGCTCATACAAGTATATGACAATCAAGCAACACGATAAGGAAAACGATAAAGGAATAAGAGAATCTAAAGAAGAAAAGTTTACTAGATTGTATGGCATTGCTTACGATGACAACCTAACTTATTCTCAAAATGTTTTCAAAGCGAAAGGACTATAAAATGAGTGACAAGATGTATGATGTTTTAAGCAAAATTAGAACACTTCTTCCAAGAGCAGTTGCTCTATATGTTGGGTTTGCAACAGTCATAAAAGTATTACCTTATTCTGATGAAATTAGTTCTTTACTCCCATTCGTAATCACATTCATTGATGGCATTGTAAGTGATGCGAATAATAATTGGGGCAAGAAACAACTTAAAGCAATTCAAGAATATAAGAGTGAACAATAACATCAAGGTGACGGAAAAACCGCTACAAAGTCCATAAAAGTCATATAAAATAAATATATAAACAAGTAAAGGAGTTACAGAAATGGGAAAAAGAAAGCCTTGCGGCAAGTAATTATGGAAACTATTTATGAGTTTATAGATGGGAAAATGACAATATATGAAGATTGTGACGAGCAAGAATCCTGACTTGCTCATTACATAGGGAGAGAGTTTTGAACGGCTCTCTCCCCCATCACGTAAATCGAGGTGATATGAAATGAACTTTAAATTAAAGAAGAATCCTTACAGATTCGTTAGATACAAGAAATATGTTGATGGCGTTTGGTACGATACAGATGGCAAAGGAAATATCACCACACCATCGACAACAAGAGGTCAAACATACAACAAAGAAACTGGTGAAATCACTTACAACTTGGGAAATGGTGCGACAGTAGTTTCTGGAAACACAAGTGACATTAAAGGCACAAAGACAACTGCTGGGCAGACAACATATGTAAATGGTGCAAAAGACCCTAATGCAGACAGTGGTTCAAACACAATGGAGACTATAAAGACTGTTTCTGCCGCTGCACCAGTCGTATCTTCAGCAGCACCAGTTGCTTCTACACCAACTTATTCAACTTCTGCTGGACCTACAGTTTCAACAAGTTCTCCTCTTGGAAATGCATTAAAACTTTCTTACGACAGCCAATCTAACTTGTTCAATCCTAACAATAAAAAGACAAGTAATAACGGATTATACAAGGCTAAAGCGTACGACAAAATAAAAACATATAACCCAGACGGCACTACTACAATGACTCAATTAACTCCAAAAGGTGCTGCAGAATACAACTTCAACAATGCAAACCAATTTGGATTTGGAAATGATAGTTATGAAAACAATGCCGTTGCTGGAGCAAAAGTTAAATCATATGACGCAGAAGGTGTAAAGTATGGAACTGTAAACGATGAAGGCGGAGTAACATACCCAAAAGCATCAACTCCAACTGTAACAGCACCAGAAACAACTACAGAGCCAACTGCACCAACTGTAGCAGCAACAAACCCAGAGCCAAGCATTATTGATACAATCTATAAAGATTTAAAAGACACAACTGTAAACGGCTATATTTGGGATGAAACACTAATCTCCGATAACGATGCATATAACGCATATAAGACATATTTAACAGAAAAATATGGCGCTGATGCGGCAACGCAATTCTTAAATGACTGGGCTACTAAATATATGGCTGTATATGGTGAAAGTCCTGGTCAAGTTAGATTAAGTGCTAAAACTGGTGGAACATATGGAACAACTGGTGACTACAAGAATATAACCACTGTAACAGATGCTGCCAACTTGCTTGAACAAAAATTGGCTGGAATTACATCTGCTTACGAAAATAATAGTGGAAAACTTTCCGCTGAAAAGAGCAATAAACAAGTGGAAAGTTCAAGAAAAGACGCAATGACATCTAAAAGATTAGACAAGAAGTCTTATCTTGAAGCAGCAAATGCTACTGGATTAGCAAGCGGAAATATTGACCAAGAAGAGTTTGCTAGAGAACAAGCATACAAACAGAGACTTGCAGCATTGAAAGAAATCGAAGATGAGAACAACGAACTTCTCAAGAAGTACGAAGAAGCATATCAAAAAGAATTATCCGACGCTAACGATGAATACGATGAACAAGTTGAAAAGATTCGTTCTGGAATTGAAGCACAAAGAAATGCTGTTACAAACGCAGATGTTAAAACAAATGCAAATGGTCAAAGCGTATATTCGTTCACAGACGGAACTGGCAATATCAAGTCTTATAGCAGAGAACAACTTATTGCCGCTGGAAAGCAAAACTTCGTTGATAGTATGGATGCTGAACAGCAAGCACTTGCGGCATATAACTATAACAAAGATATAATTCCTTATACTAATACTGTTGATACTTCATTTGGAACAATTAGACTTGAAGGAAATGGAAAGACTGTTGCAATAACAGACCTTGACAAGATGATGTATGACGGAAAAGTTAAGGCAACGTTTGATGGAAAATATGTAACATATTACGGAATTGGATAAGGGGGATTAAATATGAGTTTAATTGGTAATTCACTTAATTCTAAAAGTTATAATCCACTTTATCTTCAACAGCAACAAAAAGCGGTAGAAGTAAATAAGCCAACTCCACAAATCGTGGAGAAGGCTTCTACCGATGAAAGCGGAAAGACAAACTGGAAAGACTATTACGGCAATAGTGATTTCCAAGAATATTCCCAAAAAGGAAGTGCAATCCAAAACCCTACATATAAAGATGCTACAAAGGGAATTGCTTTTGGAAACTTTAGACCTTTCGCTGACAATGTAAACAATATTGTTACATTTTCGAGAGATAATTCAAACGAAATAAAAATGGCTGCAGTAAATAATACTGGAACTGTAGGAAATCCCAAGTATAGCGAAATGACAGACGATGAAGTAAATATGTACAACTATTTACTTGCAAAAGAAAATGAAGGTCTGTTATCAAAAGGAACTTCCGAAAGTTTCTTGAAAGACATTGACCAATCGTTATTGTCAAGAAGCGGAAAAAATAAAGCAGATATAATTTCTAACTTAATAAAAAGTGACAAAGTATCGGACAAAGTTGGCGGAGCGTTATTAGCATCAGGTGCATCTATTGGCGGTGGAGAAAATAACGCTTTTAGAGGAATAAAACAAGTTGGGAACAAGACGTCTTTAGAAAACAAAGAAATCGACTATACTGCTCAAAGATTAAGGGAAAATCTTCAAGATGTTGGTCGTAAAACTAAAAGTGGAAACTCTATTGGGCAAGCAGCGTTTGACCTTGGGTATACAGTAGGAAATATGCTTCCTAATCTTGCCGTAAGTGCTGTTGCTGGACCAACTGCTGGTTCTATTGCTTTAGGCGTTTCTGCAGGTGGAAGTGCGAAAAAACAGGCGCTTGATGAAGGTAAAACACTTGAAGAAGCAAATGTTTATGGAGCATTAATCGGTGCAAGTGAAGCGTTACTTCAAAGAACAATGGGCGGTATTATATCTTTTGGCGGTGATTTACTTGGCAAATGGACAGGAAAGTTAGCAAACAAAGTTGCACCAACTATGACTTCAGTTGCGACACAAAAGATTGGCAACGTAATGAAAAAACTTGCTCCAGTAATTAATAGCAAGTTATTTCAACTTGGAAATGAAGCAAGAAAAGAGTTTAACGAAGAATACGCACAGTCAATTATTGAACCAGTAATTAGAAATATCGCTTTTGATGAAAACAATGAGTTCAAACTTTTCACAGAAGATGCTTTATATTCTGGTATTTTAGGTGCAATAAACTCTGCAATGTTTAATACTCCTAAAATGCTTTCAAAATCAAGTGTAGATACAAATGTTGCAGATGATACAGCATCACAAGACCTTCCACAATTCCAAAATGATTCTCCCGCAAGAGACGTACTTGTACAGACAAAGAACTATTTTATTCAAGAAGAAGACATCGGAAATGGTGGAAAATCATACTCTGTAAAATACACAATAAATAATGATGATAGAGTATACCCTACTGGTCAAGTATTTAGAACTTCCGACGAGGCTCAAAACTTCATTAACAAACAAGAAACAAGTTCTGTTGTAGATTCTTATACAAGAAATATGCCAACAGAAACTGAAATTGACTTGAGAAATGCTAAAGAGCAATCAACTCTCGAACAGCAAAAGAATCAATATCAAAAAGAGCAAACAGAAAACTCTATTTCTCAACTTCTTCGTATTTTGCAAGGCGAAACTCAAAGACAAAAAGACCAAGCGTTATACAATGCTAGAGCAGAATATGATGAAAACAGAAGCCAAGTTGCAGACGATTTAAGATTCTATGAAGAACTTAAAAGAGATAGCAACGCAAATGCGTTTGACGTTAGACTAGTATTTACCCCTAGTGGAAATATTCAGTATGAAATATATCGTACTAAAAGGGTTAAATCTCCTGAAGGAAAGTCATACGATGCTGTAAAAACTCCACTTGAAAGAGCAACATATACAACTATGGAAGATGCTCGAAATGCTGCTAATCAGTTGAACGCTAATTACTATAACCAGTTATATGGCGATTCCCCTATTAAAGTAACTAGAAGACAAATTAAGCGAGCAATGGGAGAAGAGTTCTATAATCGTCCAACTGAAAAGTCAATGTTTGGAGAAACAGAAACTACTAACCAGAACACTCCAGTTCAAGACACTATTGTTGAAAACAAAGCAACGAAAAAAGCCTCTAAACAGACAACTCAAAAGCAAACTCAACAACCTAAAGTAGAACAAAATCAGCCAATCGTTGAAACTCAAAATCCAATAAATACTCCACAAGATACCGCAAATCCTTTGAACTTTACTCCAGAAGCAGAAGAAAACCCATCATATAAATACAGCCAATCAAAAGACACTACATTGCGTTTTGAAAAGGAAAGGCAAAGAGCAACTGGATATACTCCAGCCGAATATAGAGAACTTTTCAAATACAGACCAATGAGCAATGAAGAGTCTATGAACTTTGCTAAAGATGTATTATTTGATGATGTTGGAGAGTTCCTTGGAAAGTCTAATCCAACAGAGTTTGCAAAAGTTAAACAAGAATTATTATCAAAAGACTCTTGGACAAATGTCGAAGTAGATATGGGTCACTTGATTGAACAAGAACTTATGAAAGTTTCTTCGTTAAGCGATGCGAATAGACAATCTTATAAAGATTGGATAAAGGCAATGATTCCTAGAGCAAAGACTGAAGTAGGTAGAGCATTACAAGCAAACTCTAAATGGTCATCTAAAGGAAATCTCAATGGTGCTGAAGGCAGAGCAAAGGCTTTAGAAATACTTGAAAACTCAAATAAATCTAAAGTGGACCAAGACGCTATATTTGACAAAGCAACGACTTATAGTAGCGAAGTTCTTGCAAACGAAAACAATCCTGAAGCATTAAAAGGAATAATTCTTGATGTTGCAAATCAACGTGGAGCGTTAAGCACTCCTTGGGGAACAAAGAGCAAAATACGTGATTATTTATTAAACAAATCTTTAAACCAAATGACTACAGAAGAGTTAGCACAACTTGCTTATAATTCTGCCAGTTCATTAGTAGAAGATGTTAAGCCAAGAGATATTGGTCAAATTATTAAATCTATCCAAGTACTTAATATGTTATCTTCCCCAACGACTCCAGTTACAAATATTGCAAGTAATACATCGTTCTATGGAATTGATAATCTAGCAATGAAAGGTGCTGCAATAATTGATGCTGCAGTTGCAAGAAAGACTGGAACAAGAAGCGTTGTAAACGAAAAAGCATTGTCTAGCAAAACAAAGGATGCTGCTATTAAGGGAATGATGAACTCTATTGCCGAAATTACCCTTGGAATTGATATGGGTGGTGGAAACCGCTACGGAGTTACAAAGGGCACATTTAGGGGAAATGGTGGATTCCTTGAAAGAGTAATGCACACTGTAGAGGTTGCAAGTGGATATGCGTTGAATGCAACCGATGAGTTCTACAAAGGTGCAGCGAGAGCAACTGAAGCAGATATTCAAGCCGCAATCGATAGTGGAAAAATCAAAACTAATGACGTAAATTATGCCAAGAATATGGCAGACGACCTTGCTCTTTATAGAACATTCCAAAACAACAGCAAACTCGCTGCAATACTCAATACAGTACACGATGCATTGAATGTTGTCGGAATTGGAGATAGTGGAAAGAAAATTGCTGGTCAAAAGGTCGGAAAGTTTGGCGTTGGAGATTTAGTTTCCCCATTCACAAAGATTGCAGCAAACTTGGCACAAGTAGCAATCGATTACAGCCCTACAAAAGCCGTACAAGGCACGATTGAATTGGTCAAGGTGTGTTCTGGAATAGATACTGCAACATCATCACAAGCCAAAGCAGTAAGCGATGTAGCACGTGGATTAACAGGTACTGGAATTGCAATCGTATTTGCTGAACTTGCAAAGATAGGAATCATAAGACGTGCAGATGATGAAGACGAAGATGTTGCTAAATTGAATGCTGCTGAAGGAAGACAAGGCACACAAATCAACCTTTCTGCTGCTGAAAGATTGTTGAAAGGCGAAAGTACAGAATGGCAATATGGTGACCAACTTGTAGATTTGTCTAGACTTGAACCATTCAACTTTATGGTAAATCTTGGATTAGTTGCAAATGAAAACGAAGATGAACAAGAAACAATCGTTTCAATTTTTAAACCAAGCACAAATGCAAACGCAATAGTTGACGCAATGGCAGACTTACCAGTAGCAGAATCAATCGGTGGTCTTGCGAAGGATGTTCTTAAATATAACAAGCCTATTGGCGAATCACTTGCTACATTTGTTGGAAGAACAGCAATCTCTTCTGTAACTCCTAACATCTTGGCAGCATATGCAAAGGGAAACGATGAGTATAAGAGAAGCATAACTTCTGGAGATACAATCAGCGAACAACTTGAAGATTACGCAAAGAGAAGAATCCCTGGATTAAGAGAAACTCTTCCGACGACAGTAGATGTAAACGGAAACGAGCAAAAAGAAGTCGGTATGGGTGCTGCACTATTCAATCCATTCGCTCCTAATACATACACACAAAGTGATGTAAGTAAGGAAATGGAAAGAGTTCGTAAAGCAACAGGAGTTTCAACATTCTACCCAACGACACGTTCTCAAAGAGAAATCAAGTATACAAAAGATGGCGTAGAACACGTTAAATATCTTGATTATGATGCAAGGCAAAAATTCCAGAAGCTTAACAATCAAACTCAAAATAAAGAGATGGAAAAGATGATTAAGACTGGATATTATCAAGACTCAACGGATAAAGAAAAAGCAGAAATGCTACAATATTGTTACGACTATGCTTACGAAATCTCAAAAGAATCCGTTCTTGGAGAAGATGCTGTAAACGATTGGATACTTGACGTAAAGAATGGTGAAATTGATTTACCAAATTATGTTCAATACAAGATGCTAACCAAAGACTTGAAAGCAGACAAAGATGCAAGTGGTAAGGTGATAGATGGTTCATTACAGAAAAAAGTTGCGAATGCGATTAATAGTATGGAAGTGGATGATAAAACGAAAGATGCGTTATATCTGTTCAAATACAATCAAAAGACACTGAACCAAACGCCTTGGAACTTCAATCCAAACGTTACAACAAAAATTTTCAAATAAAGAAAAAGCCCTAGGTTAATTCCTAGGGTTTTCTTTTATCCTTTTACTACTAATCCCAGCATACAAGTTGTGTAATCACACCATCCCCTACTATTTGCATAAGGACATAGTATTTGATGCAGTAAGCATTTATTCATTTTAGCACCATTTATCCTTTCACTATCATTGCAATCATAAGCACGAGAAAAACTATTCCTGTTGCAGATGCCATAAGATAATAGATTTTTTCTATTTTAGGACTATCCCACACATCCTTGAAACTCATAAATCCCATTTGACAATGTCGCATTAACACAAGAACATCTAGGATATACAGAGTTATGAGAATTACGAATAGCAATTTAATCATTGTTTATTTTCCTTTTCATTTGACATAATAAACTTAATTCCACTATAGTTATTATTCTCCTTTTTTGAATAATGCTCTAAAAGTCTATCTAGGCTAGCATCAATTCTGTCAAGTATATTAAGTGTTTCTTTTGTTTTGAGATAAATCAATATCATTGTTGTGCCTAATAAAAACTCTATCATTTGTTATTCTCCCAATCTAACTTCTGCCCACAACAAGCACAATACTCAAAAGGCTCATTTACATCTTGCTCGTAACATATCCAACTTTCATTTGCATAGCAGTTAGGACAATTTCTGCATCCATCTTTATTGACTATTACCTTTTTGGGTATTTGCTTTTCTAATGCATCAATAATTATTTTGTAGTATTTGATTTCTTCTTTATCAACATCTCTTAATTGGTCATATATTGCAATAGCATAGTATTTTACGTTTTTTATCCTATACTTTACTATTCTTAACGCATCTTCAACATTCATTAGTCTGTACCCATTTCTTCATTGAATGTTTTCTTTGTTTCGTGAAGATAATCAAAGAACTCTTGAATGCCTACGACGGCATCTTTTCTTTCATTTTCAGGAAGTTTCTCTAATTCTTTGCCATAATATTCAATCATTGTGTCAATTACGGCATTAGCACCAGCGGCAACGGCTTTGGTCTTCAGCCATTGTTGTCTAATTGCCTTTTCTATCGCACATTTCATCTTTCAATTTCTCCAATCCTTTTTTAACCAATGTGTAGTAGTCTATTTCAGCCTTTAAACCTTCAAACCTATTTACTAGCAATGAACCTTCAAATATTGAAATAGCCTTTTCTGTCCTTGCTATTGCTTGTTCTATCGTCATTTGCAATCCTTTCTTGGCTTTGTTGCAAAAGAGAGTGCTCCAGTTTTCAAAAACATCTTTCTATACTTTTGGACAGTCCATTCAGCAACATCTGCAACTTCACAAATTGTTTTGATAGTCCAATCTTTCGCAATCCCCATTTCAATAAGGCTTTTTTGCTCATCTGTCAGCACTTTTCCCCTACTTGAAATTGCCCTTAAAGCAATATGATTTCCATTTTCATCAGTTGATTCAGCAATGGCTTCTTCTTCTAATCTTTTCAACATTTTTTCTGCAGTTTCTCTTGAAAACTCAATGCAATATGGAAAGTTTAAGAAGAACTCCATAATAGGCTTGCTCTTGTATCCCATACGGATTCCTTGTTTAAACTCTTGTGCTGCCCTTTTGGAAATTTCTGTAACAAGATTTACACAGCCTTCGTAATCAAGAGTAGATGCATCTAGGTTTTGGAAATCAATGTGCTCAATTTTATCTTTTTTGCTTGGCATAATTTCCTCACTTATATTTCTTTCTTTTTTGTTGCTTTCTAAATACGCCTTTTCTTAAATTGTGAGAAATAAGGTATTCACCGAAGGCAATTTCTTTTTCTATAGAATCCAGATATTTTTGCTTGTCTTTATCAAACTCTTGTCTTTGGTCAAGATAGACTTCACACACAGAATGACAACCAACAAATCTGTTCTTGCAATTTTTACAACACGTTATCGGCTTGCTCATTTTCTTCTAACCTTCCAATAATTACTTGCACTTTTGGATTAAACGAATATCTCTTTGTGATGTTTAATTGTGCAACCTGGGAATCGTCATCAAAAGCATAAGTATTAAGGGCATCTAATATACTTTTAGCAACGTTATCGCAATCCCCACGTTTTGTATGGTATCTACCTTTGAGTGATTCTCTTCTTTTCTTCGACAAACTCTCTGGAATTGGAAACTCCGCTACAATCATTACGACTAACGGAACATCTCCTTCTATTTTCTTTCCACTTTGTTCTTTCCAAGCCTTGCGAACTGCTTCTTCATATTTTCTTGTAGATTCTGGAGTAAATGCAATTCCACGTCTTGTTACTCTTGGTCTTGCTTTTGGCTGTGGTTTTCCAAAAACATTAAAAAATATTATATCTTTCATTACATTCTTGCCCTCTGATTCTTGTCTTCTCCTTCGATTGTTAATGGGTATCTGCCGCCATATCTACAAAGTTCGTTTATTCTTCCACCCAAGGCAGCATCTTTTTCCCATATCTCATTTATTGTCTTTTCACTGGAAATGATTGTTGGTTTTTTGTATCTTCCACGATAATCAAGGATTACAAAAGCAAGATTTAAGTCTGCCTCTGTAATTGTTCCCTTGAATAAATCGTCTATATAGAGACATTCAGCATCTAGTATTTCTTGCAATTTTGAAAAATAGTCTTCTTCTTTCATCAGCATTTTCAATCTTGAAGCATCTAAACGCCAAGTTAAGTATTTTACTGGGATAGTTTTCATCAGTTCTATGCAAGTTGCATTGCAAATATGAGTTTTACCACTTCCAGATTGTCCACCAATGAAAAACCAACCGATAGGGTTTTGAGCAAATGATTTGGCTTCATTTTTAATTCTTATTTGCCATTCGTAATTTGCCGAGTAAGACCCAAAGTTTAAATTTAAGTCCAAACCACTGGCTCTAATGCGATTGTAGGCTATTCTTCTGCTCATACAACTACACATATTGTAATTTCCGTGTCTCCAATCGCATATAACGCCCTTGTTATTGCAGATAGAACAATCTATTCCATCTATTTCGTTAAGATTGCCTTTCTTCTTGTTACGCCAAGTATCCCAGTCATCTTTTTCTTTATCAGTCATTGGAACGAACTCTCCATTTTCAAAACTGAATCCTTTAAATAAATCTTCCATTATGTCTCCTTATAGAATTATGCTTTTAGCAAATTGCTTAACTGGTGGTTTTGTTTCAAACTTTATTTGTGTTTCATCATTCCAACGTTCTTGATTCAGCCAAGTAGATGGGAATGGAATGAATTGACCATTATCTTTTGACCATTGGTCAGACTTCTTTTGATTCTCAATCGCATCTAGCAAAACTTGAATATCAACATCAACCGCTTTCTTACCGAACGCTTTATAAGCATCACTCTTACTAACCTTTTTAGGATAAGCACTCCAGAAAATGTCGAACTTTTCTTTATATATTTCTTTTATATTTCTTTCATTCTTATTATTCTTATTATTATTGTTAGTGGTTAGTCGTTGGTTGGTCGTTGGTTGGTCGTTGGTTGATTGCGTGTTGATTTGTTGGCTGATTGGTTGGCTGATTTGATTACATAAACTTTGATAAAGACCGAAGTTTACTACCTTTATGATAGTTCCTTGGTTGGTTGATTTGATGGTTAATTCGTTGGTTGAAATTAAGTGATTTATTGCGGTGCGTACTTGTTGTCTTGTCAAACCGCATTCCATACCGAACTTTTCATACCCCATTACAAACTCGCCAACTTCCAACTCAATCGTCTTAAACTTCTTCTCTTTTATGCTTGCTTTTAATAAGCAATGGACAAACGCCTTGAATGTGTTTAAATCTTTGTACCAACCCCAATTCAAGATGTTTCTATCCAGTTTGATAAAGGTTGTTGGCTCTGCCATTTTGTCTCCTTAATATAATTTTGTTTGGATTTCATTGTCTTCGTCTAAAAGATTCCATCTAAATGTCATACTAGGCTTTATAATTCCTTCGTCTTCTGCTTGGAATCTTTTGTCAAAATCGTGTACAGTATGACCATCTGCTTTGAAGGTTACTGGACTATCTAAATCCCACTTGAGCAATATCTCCCATAGATTTGGATAGTCGTGACGGAGTTGCCTTAACTGGTCCACGCCTTGATTGTGACAGAACCAGCACCCCCCCTAGTTGATTTTGCGTAGATGGGTGATAGCAGATTATTCTCTTCACACCATTTTCTGCAAAACGTTTCTTCCCAACCTATGTCTACAAGTGGTAGGATTTTATTTGGGTCTTTTTGATGTCTTTCAATTCTTATTGGCTCATCACTTGCAATCCCCAAATACTGAATTGTATTTATGTTTGCCCCCAATTCATTTTGGGGCTTTATTGAAAAGGCTTTCCGTATCCCCGCCATTTTCAGCGTTGAATTGCACCAATTCCCTTTTGCTATCGGGAATCCTAGTACCTTGTTCTTGTAAGGACGATAGAACACATTTTCGTATGTCAGTTTGACATTGCTTAACTGCAAAGTCTTTGAGTTTCTTGCACCAACTTCCAATGACTTGTGGGAATCCTTTGTAAGTTCCAACATACTTTCCCTTTTCAAGCACTTGGTAGAACATATCTTGATAGGTGTACTTGTACCCCCCACTATCTTTGGGGGTTGTCGAAAATTTGCACAATATTTCTTTTCTTTAGTAGTCATTGCACAAAAATGTTCAACATCTATCCCGTATCGTTCTTTGATGATTTTGTCCGCTTTGTCTTTGAACTCAACCATCGGTGGTAAGTCTGCTTGAATATCATCGGTTGCCCATACTTCAGCAGTAACAATTCTGTCTAATGGATAGCCAAGTATTTTTATGGCTTCAAGCATCGCAAGGCTATCTTTGCCATAACTAATACTCGCTACATATTGTGTGTTAGGCTTTCTTTCCATAACTAGAATGGCAAATCAGCATCATTACTCAACACTTGAAAATCATTTGATTTAGCAGATGCCTTTGCGGTTTTAGGTTGTGTTGGGAAAAGGTTCAAAGCAGAACTAACCCAAACAATGTTGAAATCTTCGTATGTCTTTTCGTTGTATTCTCTTGTAGTGAAGTATCCTACAAGCCTTATCATTTGCCCTTTATTCAAAGTTGCAATAGAATCGTAATCAGTAGAACCAGACCAAGCCTTTAGCCTTACAAACTTTCCTGTGCCGTCTCTGTGCGTTTCTGCAACGATGGTTGCTTGTGCATATACTTTTCCACTTTGTGTCTTTCCTACTTCTGCGTCTTTGATGCATTTACCTACTACGTCAACCATATCTACTTCTATGTAGTTTCCGTCTCTTGTGCGGACATAATCTTTGCCTAAATTAAAAATCATTGTTCTGTCTCCTTGTTTAATCTTGTTTCTAATCTTTTTAATTTGAATCCTTCCCAGTCTTCAACTTGGGAATCAATTTTGAAAATCTTAATCATCTGTTCCGTCACAATCTTTACGTCTGCAATCTCTTGAGATATGTCATCAAGATTACCCTTGCCAACAAGATAGTTTGCTAATTCCTTGATTGCTTCTGCGTATTCTTCAATGGCTTTTTGAACTTGATGATTTGCACCATATTTTTCGATTACTGCATCATAAAGACGTTGTCTGTCTATTACTAATTCTCCGTGTTTTTCCATAGTTCTCCTTTAAAATAATTTCATTTGTGACTCCGTTTCTTTTTCTCCGTCTAGAATGAACTCCCTAATAAATCTATTGGCGTAATCAGGGTGAATCATTGACCTTGCGACCCTTACATTCTTTGCACCTATCTTTTCGTATTCTTTTTTGGTAATCATTCTTATCGAATCTTTTGTGCCAAAAGAATTATCTTTACTAGTGCTCCAAATTGCGTTGTATTGTGGCTCAAGATTTACAAACCAGTACTGCGTAGGCTTTGCGTAATAGTCTCCCCTTTCTCTTCTGTCTCTGTCTATTACAGATGCAGGAACGCACCAATATCTTCTTAAAAAGTGCTCTTCGCTGTATGGGTTTTCCATTATCAATTTAAGCCCCTTGCGTTGACATATAATGAACATTTGATTCACTAGTTTATAGTTCTCGTTAAGTTCATCTAGCAGTTTCATACAATTCTGCATTTTTCTTTCATCGGTCCAGTTCTTTTGAGATGCAGATTGCCCTCTAAACCAAAGCATTATTTCGTTTTCAAACCTAATGCACGGGAAAAAAGCCATTATTAAATCGTCTTTGCCAACCTGGTCAAATATGCTAGTACCCCCCCATATCCATTCCGTATTTCTTGGTATAGGTCTATAACGTGGTCTGTTTGTCCAAAGTCGTTGAGTATGTCATAATCTTCGGCATCAATCCCCAATTCTTTAAATTGGTTTTTAAACGTTCCGCTTTGTTCAAAAAGGCAATGTACCTTTTTGGGATTAGGCATCAATAATTTCTCCTTCTACGACTTGGTCACTTAATGTCTTAACGATTGCATCAAACATATCCCCAGTAATTTCCTTGGCAGATGCAAATCCAAATCCCTTGATGATGTCTTTTGCTTCCGTTGGAGTTTTTCCGTGCTTGCCAGCCACTGTGTAGAGATAAGTTACTTGCTTTGCAGTAATCTTTTCATTGCCCTTTGCAACAAGAACCTTTGCTTCTTCTGTCAAATCGCTTTCAAGGTCTTGTGTGAATGCTCCAGAAATTGATGCGATGGAAATGGCAGCGTCAACCATTGCTCTCTTTTGTGCCATCTTGATTGCGTTGTTAATGCTATCTGCATATGACTTTGCACCATTCTTTGTTTCCTTGGTATTTGCTTCACCAAATGAAGAAGTGATTACATACTTTTCACCATTTACAATCTTTGTTAAATCGCATCTAACGAGATAGTGGAAGAACCCAGTTTCAACATCTTCAATCTTGCTTTCAATGGCAAATGATTTGCACAATCCATAGGCAAGAATTACCTTTTCTGCACCGCTCTTGAATAATGTTGGTGTCTTTGACATTGGAGAACCATCTTTTTTGAAAATCATTCCAAAGTCTAAATCTCTAACTAATTCTGTTTGGTAATTGCCAACTTTTAACTGATAGTTTTCGTTCTGTGGAACAACAAGTGCATTCTCACTTGTATAAGTCATTAATTCATTCATACTTTTTCACCTTTAAATCCTTTTAATTCTCTGTGTAGTGTTAGGCAATCTGTGAATAATTCTTCTGCATAGAATGGATTGCCCATATCGTATAATTCGTATGTGGCATCTTTGTTGAGATGCAAGCAGTAAATCTTATCAATCTTGTAGTCGGTCACTGGGTCAAGAAGTAATGAGTAACCGCCTAATTGTGCTTTAACTAATGCGTGGTTAATTTTTGAACCAGTTTTAATATCCAAAATACATTCTTGTCCGTTGACTTTTCCGTGGCGGTCAATCGTTCCACAGAAACTTCTGCAACCTACCATATGTTCAATGCCTTCCCATTCAACTTTGTGGTCAATCAAGAATTGCATATATGCATCAAGATAACCTTGCCATTCAACTGGAAACTCTTCTGGCATTTCTTCGTAATCAATCATCATTGTGGCTTCGTGAATTGCCGAACCACGAATGGCTGCTTGGTCACGCAAAAAGGTATCTCCGCCCATAGAATCAACTGAAAGAAATCTGCATACTTGTGTTACAGATGGAACAACTACTCCATCGTATTTGTATTCGTGCTTTTCTTCGTTGAACTCAATCAAGGCTCATCGTCCTCTCTTTCTTCTCTTTCGTATTCTCTGTCTTCGTAGTACCATTCTTGATGTTCTTCAAGATGCTCCGAAATATATTTAAGTCTTTCTTGTTCTGTCATTTTGTGTGGCTCTGTCATATGTCAAATGCTCCTTTTAATTTTGTATATTCCGTTACGATGTTAATCATTCTTTCACTAGGTTGGTCACCATAGACAAGCACTCGTCTTAATCTGTGTGGGTGAACTCCTAATTGCCTGGCAAAGTTTTCGATACTTCCATCGCATTTCATCAATACAAAGGCTAACAATTTTGGGTAAATAATTTGCGGAGTATGAACTCCTTTTTCTATAACTGAATGAATGTCTCTTGCTATCGTTGACGATTCGTATCCAAGCACTTTGGAGATTTCGTCCCAAGTACAACCATCGCAACGTAACGAAAACGCTCTCATTCTGTCATTCTTATTCATTGCTTAATTCCTTTGCTAATGTTGGAATAGAGATAATTCCATTTTTGAAAGTGAAATACTTTCTCAATCTTCTGCGGTCTACAATTCCAGTGTAATCAATAACGTCTTTGTAATTGAGCACGTTCTTGTCACCGAAGAAGTTTTTCAATGCATCATAATTTTCTTGATAAGTAGTCATCATAATCTCCCAAGACATAGTCTTCTATTTCCTTGCGATGTGCGTCTCGTTTTGCCTTAACCTTTTCGTCTGTTGGTGCAAGGTTTGGATTTTCCCTTTGCACTTTGCGTCTTACTCTTGTAATTTTGTCAAAGGTTATCTTGTTGAATAAGATTTCGTATGCTAACTGACGATAGACATCAATTCCATATGCGTCATAAACTTTAACCGCAAGATACTTGTCATCGTTTCTAGCAATAGGATTTTCCAGTAAGATTTTTTCCACTATCTTCTGTAATTTTGGTAATGTGGTGGTCATTTGTTTCTCCTTTCATTTCACCTTTTCAAGATACCTTTCAGTCAAAAAAAATGGCATCAGTTTCTTCGGACGTTAAATTGAGAACATTTTTGATGTTCTTAATCTCTAACGCATCGAACTCAACTTTGCCATTGATTTTGCCGTTAAGTGTTGATAACGACTTGCCTATTAACTTTGAAAGTGCTTCTTGGTTAATTCCGTTAGCCATCATCTTTGCTTTTAACAAATTGGTCTGCATAACTTCACCCCTTTCACCTTTTTAAGATACTTTGATTTTAGCAGATGTTTTTTTGATTGTCAAATGTTTTTTCATCTTTTTAAGATATTTTTATTGACTTTTTAATTTTTGTGAGATACATTATATATACAATTATTTAGGAAAGGCATTCAAATGACACTCGCAGAAAAGATTAAATTACACAGAAAGGAATTAGGATTAACCCAAACTCAATTTGGGGATATGCTTGGTGTTCAAAAGAATGCCGTATCAAAGTGGGAAACTGGAAGAGTTGAAGAAGTTCCGTCATCAAAAATAAAAATGATGGCTAAAATCTTTAACGTTCAGCCATCATATTTGATTGACGACATTGAAAACTATGCCATCAATAGTATTAGATTTGTTAAGAAAGCACGTCTTGGCACAATCGCTTGCGGTGAACCAATTCTTGCAGAAGAAAACATTGAATGCTACGACCAAGTTCCTGATTACGTTAATTGCGATTTTACTCTTGTATGCAAGGGTGACTCGATGATTGACGCACGTATCTATGACGGAGACGTCGTCTGTATCAAACAATGCCCAGTAGTAGACAATGGAACAATTTCTGCCGTTAGAGTAGACGGAGAATGCACACTTAAACGTGTCTATCTTGAAAAAGACAAGATTACATTAATGCCTTGCAATTCCAAGTATGCTCCAATGGTGTTTGTAGGCTCTCAAATGGCAGATATTCAAATCATCGGCAAAGCAACGTACTTCATATCTCAAATTAGATAATAAAAAAAGAAGAGCACCGAAGTGCTCTCCTATGTCCAAAAGAAACAAAACCACCACGAATTATTTTTAAAGGACGAGTTAATTATATATTACTCTCCTTTAAAATGCAATATTTTTGAAGGAGATTTTTATGTACAAAAGAAAAGACGGATTGTATGAAACATCACGCAAAGTCAACGGAAAGAAGATAATGTTCCGTGGCAAGACTATCGCAGAAGTGAATAAGAAAATCCTGGAATACGACACAAGCACGAAACAAGGCAGAAAGTTTCCAGTAATCTGCGATGAATGGCTCGAACAGAAAGAAAAAGAAATCCGCAATGCTACCCTTGTTCACTACACTCAATGCACAGAGTATATCAAAAATGAATTGACCGATTATGTTGGAAGTTATAAGCCTTTGGATATTAAAAGATTTCTGTCCAAATTGGAAAGCAAAGAGTTTTCAAAACAAACAATCCAAGGCTATTTTAATTGCCTTAAACAAATATTTGCTTTTGCCGTTCTCACTGGTGACATTGACATCAATCCGTGTCAAGAAGTTAAGTTAAGTCGCAATCTTCCACAAGGCAAACGCAATGCCTTAACCGAAGAACAAGAGCAATTAGTGGCTAACTATCGTGGAGAAGATTGGTTCTTGGGAGTTATGCTTTTGTATACTGGTTGCCGTCGTGGAGAAATAATGGCTCTAACTTGGCAAGATATTGATTTAGATAAAGGCACAATCACTATCAACAAAAAAGTGGATTACTCTCACCCTATCCCAGTAATTGACGACAGAACGAAGAACGAAAACGGAATGCGTACAATCCCAATCTTTTACCCTTTGAGAAAAGCCATAGAAGAATATGGGATAAATCATATAGGATTAGTATTTAGCGACAGAAATGGCAATATAGTGCCTTATAGTGAGTTATACAGCCGTTGGATAAGATACACAACACGAGTAGGTATCGTGGGCGTCGTAATGCATCAATTTAGACATTCGTTTTCAACACTATGCTTTGAAAGTGGGATTGATGTAAAGTCTGCTAGTGCTTTCCTTGGAGATAGTGAGCAAGTAATGAATGCCGTCTATACGCAATTGAGACAATCAGTCAAGATGTCGTCCGCAGAACAATTATCTGCCTATCTTGAAATGAAGTTTATGAATCAAGAAAAAGCATAGGGTGTACAAAAAATTGTACACATAAAGTTAGTGTGTTCTAACTTTGCTTTACTCAATTGAAACTGCGTTCAGTTAGTGTGTTCTAACTGCGTTCCCAATATTGCCCAACATTAACCAATTCCCACACAAACAAAAATATCCGTTATCTTTGTAGATAGCGGATATTATTTTATTTTTGGTTATTTTTGGTCAAAACTAGCAAATGTTTTTCCACAATGCCGTCCATCAAAAAGTTATAATTGAATTGTTTATTCATCGGCATTTGTAATGGGTCCTGTGTCTTTTCTGTGTTCCAGGTTTAAACATTGTCTTTTATAAGGCTAGTAATCCACTCCGAAACACTTAACCCACTGACTTTGGCGGTATGTTCTAATTGTTCTTTTGTAAATCCAGTTCCGCCATCTTTACGAATATTGAAACTTATTCTGTCGTAAGTCTTTTTCTTGTATCGCATACTAGCACCACGTTGTTGCCTATTGACCCTTTGCTTTTGTTCCTGGGTCATATCCGCACGTTTCATACCACTTGCTCCCATAATAAAGTAATCCTTTCCATTTTATTACAAGCAATTTTTAAAATCAACAGAATAATGTGCAATCGTTTAAATTATAGTCGTAATACTCAAAGTCGTACTTTTCCAACAATTTTGGAAGAATATCGTCTTCTACTGACCAGTCTGGAACATCTTCTGTGTAGTACAATTTTCCTTTTATTTTGCCAATCTCGTTCTGTATTTCTTCTCTTGATACGCTATCATCTTTGAAAACTAATACTCCATATATGCAATCATATTCAACACAATCCTTTAAAATAAATACCATTAGTTTGCTCCTTTACCATTCAATTTCTATTGTTTCTGTTATTCTAACTTCGTCCAGGATTTCCAATTCTGCTATTAACTCGTTGACCATATCCCCCTTGTTGTCATAACATCCGTCGTTTATGTTTTTGATTTTTTCTATGATATCTCTATTTGCTTTTGTGTCCCTAATCAATAAGTCGTCGTATATAATCTTGTCACCTTTTCCTATGGCAAAATGCCTAGAATCATCGTAGTAATATCTTTGAAACTTAATCGCATTAGTAGTCATATTATTCTCCTTTCAAATTCTAAAGTTATCAATGTCTTTTTCGTATTCGTTTTCAAGTTCAAAGAACTGATGTTTATTAAATGAATATAAATCAAAGTGTCGTTTGATATCGTCGTTAACGCCACGTTTAATTCCGTTCCAGGATTTTGCTAGCGATGAGCAAAACTTTAAACGTTCTCTATCACCAATAGCATCATAAGTACCGCCTTTAGAACACGTTCTAATTCTTTGCAAATCTTTGCCTTCAAATAACATTGTGACTTCTGTGTTTTCGTATCCGTCAAGGTCGTGCAAATTTACCGACCAACTTGAGTTATTTTTTGATATGTAAAGATAGTATGGACTTAACAATGACATTTTAAATTTCCCGTTATCCATAAATGGCTCAATCAATTCAAATAAATACGTACATATTTGGTCAATCATTGACTTTCCAGTAATCTCTACTTTTTTATTGATACGTTTTACTTCGTCTTCGTGCATATTGATTGCCGTCATTAAATCATCAACCTGGCTCTTATAGTCGGGAACTTCTACCTTAATTACCTTTGTTTCAATTTCAATAATCTTATTATCCATTTTTATTCTCCTTTAATTTCGTTTCTGTTAAGTACGTTTTTTGTAATCATTTCAACAACGTGTATTAGTTCGTCTGTTGCACTTAATAGTTCACTCTCTTCAACCCAAGATAAGTCATCAAACTCAACTCCATACTTTCCGCTTATCTCGTCAAACATATCAATTATTTTATCTTTGACTAGTTTATCAATATCAATCTTTGGCATATTACTTTCCTTTCAAAAACAATTCGTGGTGGTTTTATAATATTCCGTTTTCCTTAAACTCTTTTAACAATCCATAATACTTTCCTTGCTTATGCAATACGTCTTGCATAACGACTAATTCACTATAAGTTAGATTGTTCTCACTTATGAATATCTGCCAGTTAACCGCCATTTGTCTTGCCTTTTCTTTTCCTTTTTGATAATTATTCATATTATTTCCTTTGTTGCTTTCCTGGATTTCTCGCATAATGTTGAAGTACATTTCTTCCTGGTCATTTCCACTATGCGATGGGTCAATCAAGTTTAAAATGTCTTTCATCCCCTTTTCATAATCGTTTAAATCGTCGTAACGTCTAAAATCTAACTCGTTATAAATGTCTTGTAGTTTTTGGTAAATCATTGCCATAACCCCATTTCCATATTTAATAGTTTTTTAATTTCTTTTTCTGTATTTGAGTTGATATTTTTTGCAATCTTTCCCCTAGCCACGTTGCAATATTGTTAATTGAACGTTCATCTTCTAAAACGCATCTGTATACATATTTTCTGTATGTGCTTTTTGGATGACTATCTAGCCAGGAAACCAAGTAATTTTTGATAAGTTCTTTTGCTCTCATTTTGTTTCTCCTTTTTCCAGTATTTCAAACAATTCGTCAATGAACTCCTGGTCAAAATGTCCTACCAACCTATCGGTCTTCATTATTTCATTTATTTGTTTTTCACTACATCCACAACTTTCAAGCATTGATGCGACAACACTCTTCTTCAATTCACTTAAATAGATTTCCATTTAAAATAACTCCCTTTCATTATTCACAACGTTTTAAATATTCTTGTTCCAGTTGGTCAATTTTCATTTCAAATATTTCTAACTGATTTTTTAAGCCTTGCAACGTGTTTCTTGCTACGTCATAACTTGACAGAACTCTAGCATCCTTTTTGCACTTTACTCTTCCGCTCCTGGAATACCCATAATACGCAACTCCATCGATGCTGTTAAACGTGTACGAACGCATTTCAATCCCGTTCTCAATTTCTGTCACTTTGTAATGTGTAGCCATTTTAGAATAACTTCCTTTCAATTTTTTCTATATTTTCCTTTGTAAGTCTTGGAAAAACATATTCAAAAGTTTCAATGTAGTTTCCATCTTCGTCTTCTGTGTATCCCTCAACATAAGCACAACCGATACGAACTAAATCATATGGAGAACGCTCTATGAAACTTATTTCCCAGGTCGCATTACGGCAATTTTCCGCATCCGCTCTTGTCTCAAATCCAAACTTGACTGACGGGTCATTATCTTGTAGCACTAGTTCTTCAAGGGCATTTTTCCATTCATCCTGGGGTAATTTATTTAACTTTTTTCGCAAATCTTTAACTTTGATTTCTTCACTTGCGAAAACACTTGCAAATCTTTCAAACTTTTCCATTATGCATACCAACTTTCATATAATTTTTGTCCGTCATACTTGTGGCAAATATATCCATTACGTCCTATTTCAAATACTGGTTCATTTTCTCCAAAATAGTTTCTAACCCTTTTTAAATCCCCGTTTACCTGGTCACTAATGAATATTGAATAACTTGTAACTGGTTGTAAGTCGTTGCTAACTTCGTAACTGGTATTTGATGACATTGCCGAACATCCATCCTGGTCTTTAACGGCTAATTGAACTTGTCTAACCCTTACAGATTTTTCACCGCATAATTTGATAACCTGGAAGAAATCAACGTTTGTCTGTTCCCATCCCCAACTACAATAGAAGACATCACCGACTTTAACCCCGTAGATATTCTTTACTTCTTTTGGCTTTGGCTCAACTTGGTTTTCAATTTCTCCGCCATCCAAAGCCTTTTTAACCTGGTCTATATCACCATAGCCGTACCAAATTTTTTTGATATTATGCCATCTAAAACGCATACCCTTTAGAACGTCTCTAACTTTTTCGGTTGGCTTTCCGTCAAAGGCAATTTCAAGACTATTAAACTGGCTATTATTTGTGATTGTATACATATTTACTTCCCCCTTTTATAAAAGCATCCGCATCCGTCAATTACCCTTTTTTAACTTGATGCTATCCATTATCTTTTATCCCCCTTGTTAAGTTCTTTCAGTGTTATCCCGTATTCTGTGCCATCAATACTGGCAAGTTTCCAAAGTTCAATTAAAGCCTTTATATACTCTATTAATTGATTTTTTAACATAATCATACCCCCCTATAAAATTAGTGTATCGCACAAATAATTGACTTGTTATTAACGTTCCAGCATTGCCCACAAGTTGCACAGTCTTTGCACCTACATTGATAAAAAGCAACGTTATTTGCTCTCATTTGGTCGAGTTCTACCTGTGGCTTTGCGGTATAGATAGGGAAATTGTCAACGGATAATTTTGCAAGGTCTTCCCTGGTATCGTCCCAAATTGACGCACGGATAATTAAGTTTTGTGGCACGTCAACCCCTATAAAATAATTGATACTCTTTGTATATGCTATAAAAATAACCTGGTCATTATCCATAAAAGCACGGGCAACATTAAGCCATTTATTGACATATTCTTTATTGTAGAAGTCCCCGCTTTCGTGGATGCGGAAAACTAATTTTTTGCCGTTCATAGACTTTTTATTTAATTGCTTTTTGATTGTATAAATCATACGGGCAACAAAATCGGCTTTTTTAGAGTCGTCAAAGTTCTTTGTACGGCTCTTTATAACCCCTGGATAAATACGTTCACTTTTGCGAGCATAACAAGACTTTTTGCAAAGTTCCGTTGCAAATGGACAGGTTACAATAGACAGCAAGTTCCAAATTGCAAAAACTACCTTGTCATTATTAACAAGTTTTTTGTTGCCGTTAAAATTAACATTAAGTGCGAAAGTATCAGGTGTTTTTTTCATTTTTTATTATCCCCTATTCAAATAATTTTTTTGGTGGTTTTGTTATGGTAGTGTTACCATTTGCGATTATATTAGCACAACCATAACGCAAAAGTCAACAACTATTTTTACAGAAAATAGCAAAAACACACGCAAAACCGCTTGAACACTGGATAAAAAAATTTTTAATTTATTGAAAATAGGATAAAAAAGCAATAAAAAAACCGCCTGGAACTGCCAAAGCGGATAAAAGAAATTAATATCAAATTGAAACAGAGTTAAAAATATTTTATTTTCATTGAAATAGAAATCAAGATTTTTATTTTTAGGTATAGTTATATATTATATATTATTATATCTAGTTATATATACTATTGGGGAAAAACTACAAAAAATAAACCCAGAGCCAACAATAAAAAACACGTGTACAAAAAAATGTACAGGTTTAAATAGATGTACAAAAAATTGTACACCCAAACAAAACCAATAATAGGAATTATAATAAATAAATATAATCAAACTCAATGACAATGGGCTTTTGCTAGTGTTCTGTGTTCTTTTTGTGTTCTGTCGTTGCTCTCGCACGCTCACGCATAACGCACATACGCTTGCACGCACACGCCTACGCACACCTACGCATACGGGTAGCGGAAAAAGTGGCGGGTGCTAAATAGTCGACTACGTGTATATTCCACACCCACATTTTAGAGTTTCATATTCCAGTTAATTTCACATTAAACGACCTCATTTGTGGCATTTTGGGGGAGAGAGTTTTTCTTCTCTATAAGAGAGATATAAGAGAGATAATAGGGATTATAAGGGGAAGAAGAGAGATAAAAGGGAGATATTTCTCTTCTTTTGTTGTTTTTGTGAATAATGGACGGAAAAGTATCGTGAAAGTCCAAGAAATATGTGAGTTAATTTAGACATAACGAAGTGAGAAAGGGATGAGCGAGATGCAGAAGAGAAAAAGGAGCACAACTGGAACATTTGCTCCTGCGTTTAAAGATGCGGAAGAATTAAGGGCAAAGGTTGATGCATTCTTTGAAGATTGCAAAGCGAACAATAAGATACCGAATGAATTTGGTCTTGCTTTATTTCTTGGAATATCCAGAAACACGTTAAGATATCATTGGCACGAAGGGATAGACATAGACGAAGAATCGTTAAAGGTAATTATTGAAGCATACGATAGAATTGCTGATTCATATATTCAGTTATTGCAGAATGGTGACAAGAATATGAGTTCACCAGTAATCTTCTTGTTAAAGCAGAAGCAGTTTGGTGGATACCAAGACAAGATTGAAGAGAAGAAAGAGACTACGGTAAAGATTATCCACGACGATAGTATTACGGAAGACGATTTCAAGTAAGGGGTAGCGGAAAAATGACTGGGTTCATTATCACAATGCTGATTCTAATTTTTTTAATGATGTTAGCAGAGATTGTATTAACTTGTATTACGATTTCGGACAAATTAGAAAGACGCAAGAAAGATAGAACAGACAAGATAGTTGAAGAGGCACAGAATGAAAGAAGTTCTGTAAAGGACGCTATTGACGAAGGCATAGAGAACATAATGAGTTATTCCGTAAATGGAAGAACTGGATTTGAAGGTGGAAACAATGAGCGTTGATAAGACCGCAAAAGGCGTATTTGATAAAGCGATTTATTTGATTAATGAGAACAATGAATCGACGGGTGCTACGCAGACAACTGACACAAAAGAATATGAAGTAAGAACAGTTGGAATACTTAATTCGTTGTTAGACGAAGTTTACCCTGCTAGCGACAATTTTGTTGCGAATGAAGATGGAACAAGACCTGCGATTGACGACATTACTGCATTAAGTGATGTAATTGATTTAGATGCAAGAATAGTAAGAAACGTATTGCCATATGGATTGGCTGCAAGGCTATTAAGTGAAGAGAATCCAACATTGGCTAATTTCTTCCAACAATGTTATGAGACAGCGTTATCCATTGCAGCGGTAACAATCCCAAAAGAGTTTGAAGAAGTAGATAATCCATATGGTGGGTTTTGCTAAAGGGCTTTTCATTTTGTTGGAGAAGATATGATGGCGACATACTTCTCCCTGTCCTCCTGATAAGATATGGTTTCCTTTTCTAAATAAAACCTTTGAATTAAACAGCATCGGCTCTGTTTTTGAACTGCCAATAGATTTAATTGCTTTGGATGTTTTTTCAACCGATAACAACACTATGGGATGGTGTAACGGTAGCACACAACACTTTGACTGTTGCAGTATGAGTCCGAATCTTATTCCCATAACCAAGTTAATAAACGGCTATACCAAGCCGAAATATAAATAGCAACACACCAGTTGCGAAAGGAATTGAATATGAACGAAATTAATGAAAACGTAGTAGAGACCACTACCGATAGTTTTCTAGATGGGTTCGAAAGCGATGCTATTCAAGTAGAGACAGACACCATTGTTAATGCTGAAGATGTATCAAAGCAAGTAGAAGAAACAAAAGCAGAAGAAACAGCAGAAACAAACGAAAACACAGAAAATGTTACTGTTGAAGAAAATGTTGTTGTAAATAAAGTTGATGATGTTTCTAAAGCAGAAGAACCTTCTATGAGTTGGAATCTCAAAGTTCTAGGCGAAGAAAAGACCGTTAATGCAAAAGATATTACGGTTGATATGTTACAGAAGGCTTACGATTACGACAGAATCCGTGGCAAGTACGATGAATCAAAGCCAGTAATGGAATTGATGAAATCATTTGCTGAAAAGTCAAATATGAGTGTTGGTGAATACATAGCATTCATTAGAACAGAAGCAAAGAAAAGCCAAGGAATGAGCGATGAAGAAGCCAAGCGTACAATCGCACTAGAAGATAGAGAAGCCGCTGTTTCCGTTAAGGAAGCACAAAACAAAGAAATAGAAATGCAAAAGAATGCAGAAGTTGCTGCAAAACAGGCAGAAGAAAAACGCCTAGCAGATGACTTAACTGAATTTTCTAAAGTATTTCCTGATGTTTACAAAAAGGCGAAAGACGACCCAAATACAATTCCACAAGTTGTTTGGGATGCTGTAAGACAGGAAAGAATATCATTAACATCGGCTTATTCTAGATGGGCTGTGACACAGGCTCAAGAGAAGTTAAACGCAGTAGAAACCAACAAAGCAAATGCTTCAAGGTCTACTGGTTCAATGAAATCCGCTGGAAATGACACGAAGGCTGTAGACGACTTCCTAGCAGAGTGGTAAATATAAGGGCTAGCCTCTTGCCTAACAAAATTAATTAAAAAGAAAGAGGTAATAAAAATGGCATTAGATTATACAGTAAAATATCAAAAGCAGATTGCTGAAAGATTTAAGAAGGGTTCTATCACAAACGCAGGTGCAGGTCACGAATATGACTTCACAGGTGCTCGTTCCATCAAGATTTATTCTATGGACACAGTTGCACTTTCTAACTATGGACGTGGTTCTACACGTTTTGGCACAGTAAATGATGCAACATATGGCACACAAGAAATGATTTGCTCTCAAGCAAAGTCTTTCACACGTCACTTTGAAAAACTTGACAATGCAGACATCGCTATTGATGCTACAGCAGGCAAGTTCTTAAAGATGGAAATCGATGAAGTTATCAACCCAGCACTTGATAAATATCGTTTCCAAAAGTGGACAGAAGGTGCTGCAACACTTATTGCAGATAACACAACAATCACAAAAGGCACAATCGTTGCTGACATTATGGCATTAAAGGGCGATATGTCTGACAACCTTGTTCCAGATGCTAACCTTACACTTTACATCTCCAACTCAAACTACATCTTACTCAAGCAGGCTGATGCAGTTGTTGAACTTTCTGGTCAAAACAACTATGCAGCAGGTGCTGTTGAAAAGGGTGTTGTTGGAATGTTTGATGGTATGAAGGTAGTTCCAGTTCCATCTTCTTGGATGCCATCTGGAGTAGCATTCATCATCAAGTCCAAAGGTGCAACAGTTGACCCTGTAAAACTTGCTCAATACGATGTTATTGAAAAGGCAGTTGGATATGATGGTCCAGTAGCACAAGGTCTCATTTATTATGATTCCTTCGTACTTGGCACAAAGGCTGTAGGCGTTGGCGTTCGTGGTACAACATCTGCAGTTCTCACACCTGTTCTTACAAACACGGCTCACGTAATTACAGTTACTGCAATTGCAGGTGCTACATTCAAGTACACACTTGATGGTACAGACCCACGTTATTCTACAACTGCTACTGCATTCCCAGCAGGCGGTGTAACATTAACATCTGGTCAGTCAATTCTCGTTGCTGCATTTAAGGACGGATGTGCTTCCAAGGTTACAAAGGAAAACTACTAATATCTGCTCCAACCATAGAGCACTCTATTTCGATAGGGTGCTCTATTTCTTTTAAGAAAGGTTTTTATGGCTTTACCTGACAAATTAGAAAACAAGAAACTTCCATTAGTTGATTTAGGGCATTTGAATCCTAAACAGAAGTTATTCTGTCAAGCACGAAATAGATATATTGCATTTGGTGGTGCACGTGGCGGTGGTAAGTCTTATGTATCAAGAGTAAAGGCTATTGGTGGTGCATTAACATACGATAACATTCGTATTTTGATGATAAGACGACAATATCCAGAACTTGAGCAGACAGTTATCATTCCAATGCGAAAAATGTTGCCACCAGAACTAGCAACATACAATGGCGGTATGAGAATGTTTACGTTCTCTAATGGCTCAATAATTAAGTTCGGACATTTAGATGAAAACGCTAATGTTGAGTATCAAGGTCAAGAATATGACTGGATATTCATTGATGAAGCAACGCAGTTTACAGAAGACCAATTTAGAACGCTAGGTGCTTGTCTTCGTGGTGCTACAAAGATACCTAGAAGAATGTACTTAACTTGCAACCCTGGTGGTATTGGTCACGAATGGGTAAAGCGATTATTCGTAGATAGAGAGTATCAAGAAGGCGAAAAAGAAAAAGACTATTGCTTTATACCAGCAACAATCGATGATAACCCACAATTGTTACACGCATCTCCAGAATACAAGCAAATGCTTGATTTGTTACCAGATGATGTAAGAAGAGCGTGGAGATATGGCGATTGGAATGCACTTTCTGGAACTTTCTTCCCAGAATTCACTAAAGAAACTCACGTAATAGAACCTTTCAAGAAAATACCGCAAGAATGGAAAAAATATAGAGCATTCGACTATGGTTTTGATATGTTTGCTTGCTTGTGGATTGCAGTTGACTTTGAAGGAAGATGTTATGTCTACAGAGAAGTTCAGCAACCTAATTTAATAGTAAGCGAAGCATCTAATTTAATGAACTCACTAACGCCACCTACAGAGCGAATCTCTTTCACAATCGCACCGCCTGATATGTGGTCACGCCAGAAAGATAGTGGCAAAACAATGGCTGAAATGTTCGCTCAAAATGGCGTTGGTATTGTAAAGGCTAGTAACAACCGAATACAAGGTTGGATGGCTGAAAAGGAAATGCTGAAGCCATTAAAAGACGAAAATGACAGACCTGGCGTATTAGTTTCAAGTGAATGCCCTATTTTAATAAGAAATATTCAATTAATTCAACACGATGAGAAAAACCCAAGCGATTGTGCTACAGAACCACACAAAATAACGCATATAAACGATGCATTGAGATATTTCTGCATCACAAGGACATTAAGTCCAACATTTGATGTAAAAGATGACTTTGATGAGTATCTCGATAGAAATATGAATAGTTACGATGACGATATGACTGGTGGAGATGTAGACGACAACTATATTAGTTATGGGGGTGAGTAAGTTTGGCACAAATACAAGCAAGTAACGACACTTCAATGTTGAAGATAAAGACGTTTCTTGGCTTAAATGAAAATCCTGATGGAAGTACCGCTCTTAAAGTTGGCGAAATGAGTGAAATGCGAAACTTTCGCATAACAAAGGACGGACACCTTCAATTAAGACCTGGCTCTAGCAAGTTACTTGATTTAAGCACTTACATCAGCGGATTTGTTTATGATGAGACACAAACATATCTGCACGGAGTATGGAATGGCATAGTTGGTAACGCACAGCATACACTTGTCGCATTCGGTGGACACATTTTTGATGTAGACATTGAAAATGGCACTGCAACCGATAAAGGCACTATTACAGAAGATGTAACATCATTCTTTGGCTTTGGTGGAAAAGTTTATGTACTAAATGGACACGAATATAAGTCTTGGGATGGTCAATCTAATACAACTTTTGCAGATGTTACTGGATATGTACCAACAATTTATATTTCAACAACTCCAGCAGGAGAAGGCACGAAGTTTGAAGAAAGAAACTACTTAATTGGAACAGTTAAGATGGAGTTCAACTCAAATGGTAGTGCTACACAATACGTTTTAAAGGACCAGAATATAACTTCTGTAGATGAAGTAAAAGTTAATGATGTTGTTCTTACAACTGGCTATACACCAGATTTAACGAACGGAAAAGTAACATTTTCTACTGCTCCAACAAGTGGAACGAACAATGTAATCATTAAATACACAAAAACATCTAATGCAAACAGAACAAAAGTTACTGGAATGCATTATTCGGAATTATACAATGGCACAACAGATTCAAGAGTATTCCTATACGGAAACGGAACAAATATTGCAATTTATAGTGGAATAGACCAAGACACAGAGAAAGCAACAGCAGAATACTTCCCAGAGAAGTTTGAAGTTGCAGTTGGTGAAGAAAATACACCAATTACTGCTCTAGTTCGTCACTATTCAAGAATGATGGCTTATAAACCTAACTCCACTTACCAAGTTTATGGACAGATTACAACATTAAGCGATGGAACATCTTCAATGGCTTATTATGTGACACCTGTAAACAGACAATTTGGTAATGAAGCATTAGGACAAGTAAGGCTTCTTGAAAACAACCCTATTTCATTAGATTCAGGTGCAGCATTCCAATGGAAAGCATATTCTATTGCTTCCAACTACGCTAGTAACGAACAGAATGCAAGCAGAATAAGCGATAACGTGTCCTCTACTCTTGGCTCTTTTGATTTTTCAAAGACAAAGACAAACAACCTTAAATACGATAGAGAGTTCTGGTTTATATGTAACAGAAAGGCTCTAATCTTAAATTATTACAACAATTCTTGGTATATCTATGAAGGATTACCATTCGACTTAATTGAAGAAATAGACAATACCAAATACGGATTCTCAAATGATGGAAAAGTTTATGAGTTCGATAGGTCACATCGTAATGATGAAGAAGCAATACACTATACTTTCGATTCAACAGATTGGGAAGCAAGTGCTTATGGAGGGCAGAACGGAACATTCACATTCGACTACATAGATGGCAAATGGTATGACAACGAAGTAGAAGAAGTTGATATGGAAGATATTGGATTAGATTTAGATGATAATCCAACAAACAATTCCGTTATTAATGTTACAAGATTAACTGAAGACGAAGTTATAACATACACGATAAAAGAATATTCTGCTATCGATGCATATGCGGCTACAGGCTCTATGGATTTTGATAAGGATTGGCTCTTAAAGTATTCTCCAATGCTTTTCGTAGCAACTCAACCTGAATCAAACTCACGTGTAACAGTAACAGTAGAAACAAACAAACGAAGCGATTACCAAGAAAAAGTAATAGCACACAGCATTAGTACATTCTTACATTTAGACTTTAATCACTTCTCTTTTGGCACAAACAGAAAGCCACAAGTTAAGAGAGTTAAGTTAAAAGTAAAGAAAGCAACATATTACAAGATGATTTTTAAATCCAATTCAACTTCTGCAACAGTAACGGTCCTTGAAACAGATATTAAGTTACGTTATGCAGGAGAAGTAAAGTGAGGTAGATGCGATGTCAAAAGTAGATGTCACAAGAGTGGCTGCCGAGTTCAGCAACGCTCAACGTTTCAATAATGGCATTAACCTTTACGAAACGGTAAACACAAACGAAAGATTCTTTATTGGTAAACAATGGGAAGGCGTTAAATCAAATGGTCTTCCAACACCAGTATTCAACTTTCTAAAGCGTGTTGTTTTATTTTCTGTTGCAAATATCTCGACAGATAACTTGAAACTACACGCTAAACCACTTCCAAATGTAGGCTCTGTAGACGCTTCTACAATGGAACAACTTGTAAACATACTCAATGACCAATTCAATGCAATATTTGAATATAACCGAATGGGTGGTCTCATTCGTGAGTTCTGTAGGAATGCAGCGGTTGATGGTGATGGATGCCTATATGTTTATTGGAATCCAGACACAGAAACTGGTCAAATGAGAAAAGGTTCTATTGGAATTGAAAGTTTGCAGAACACACAAGTAATGTTTGGAAATCCAAACTGCAGAGATGTTCAAAAACAGCCATACATTCTCATTGAACGCAGAATGCTTGTAAAAGAAGCACAAAAGTATGCTAGAGCCAATGGAATTAGCGAAATGAATGCTTTACAAATTCAAAGCGATACAAAGATGACTGGCAACTCAACAATAGATGCTCTTGGAGCAGATAAGGTTTCAGTTTTCTTGAGAATGTGGAAAGACAAAGACAGCGGTACAGTTCATTGTTATGAATGTACTGGAAGTGCTGAAGTAAGACCTGAATGGGATATTGGAATAAAGAGTTATCCACTTGTTTGGATGAACTGGGATTATGTACAAGATAATTACCACGGACAAGCAATGATTACTGGATTAATTCCAAACCAAATCTTCGTAAACAAGTTATTCGCAATGTCAATGATTTCTCTTATGACACTTGCTTATCCAAAAGTTGTTTACGATAGCACAAAGGTCAGCAAATGGTCTTCAAAGGTTGGTGCTGCAATCGGTGTTAATGGTTCTGTTGATAACGTAGCAAAGATTATTGACCCAGCCAGCATTTCTCCACAAATTGCTCAATTCATTGATGCAGCAGTCACATATACACAAAAATTCCTTGGTGCAAGTGATGTAGCACTCGGTGATACAAGACCAGATAATACATCTGCAATCATTGCATTACAGAGAGCATCAGCAACACCAATGGAATTAACGAAGCAAGACTTATTACAATGCATCGAACAACTTGGACGCATTTGCATTGAGTTTGAAAGCGAATATTACGGCAAGAGACAAGTAGAAGTTACAGTACAGGACCCAATGACTCAACGAGATGTTAAGACATTTATCGAGTTTGATTTTGAACAACTCAAATCAATCCCAATGTCAATCGACCTTGATGCAGGAGCAAGCACATATTGGAGTGAAATTGCAAATATGCAGACACTTGATAACTTGTTAATGCAAGGCAAGATTTCAACAAGCGAATACTTGAAGAGACTTCCACAAGGACACATCACAGATAGAGACACCTTGATTGCTGTAACAGAAGCCGCTGAACGTGGACAGATGATGCAAGCACAAGGTATCTCCCCTTCTGTTGAAGGAGAAGGAATTGTTACAAACCAAAGCCCAGAAATAGAAGGTGGCAGTGGATATGGAACACTCCAAAGAAAAATAAACGAAACAGGCGAAATACCAAGAGAGGAGATGGCATAAGAAATGGCACAGACATTAGAACATCAACAGAATGTGACAGTAACACCGATTACATTGACACCATTTAGTGCAGACGTTGATGTAATCCAAAAACTTGATGATGAGCCAAACGATGTCGGTGGATTAACCGCACAAGAACTCAAAGAAGAGTTTGATAAGAATGGCAATGCAATCAAGACGTTTATCAATGGCACATTGATTCCTGAAGTTATCGGTGCAGATGCAACAGAACAAGCAAGACAAGAAGCGGAAAACGAAAGAGTTGCAAATGAAATCGAAAGAGTTTCAAATGAAAATGCTAGAGTTCTTGCGGAAACAGGACGTGCGAATGCCGAAACCACACGTGGACAAAACGAAACAACTCGTCAAAGCAATGAAACTACACGTGGACAAAACGAAACTACAAGACAAAACAACGAGACAACACGTGGAAATAATGAAACTGCTAGAGCAAATGCAGAAACATTACGTGCAAATGCGGAATCTAACAGAGTTACCGCAGAAGGCTCAAGAGTTACTGCTGAAGGATTAAGAGTTAGTGCAGAAACAGGACGTGTAAACGCAGAATCTTCAAGAGTATTAGCAGAAAGCGGAAGAGTTACTGCAGAAGAAAATCGTGTATCTGCGGAAAATGCACGTGTTAGTGCGGAAAATTCCAGAAAAGTTTTTGAAGCATTCGATAGTTCAAAAGCATATGTAGAAGGAAACAAAGTTTCTTATCAAGGTTCATCTTATTATTGCATCTCTAATGCACCTGTTGGAATACTTCCAACAAACACAACATATTGGCTACTGATTGCTCAAAAAGGACAAGACGGAACAGGCAGCGGTGATATGAGCCAATCTGACTACGACATAAACCAAACTGTTAAAAATGCAGGCGGCATTCCTACATACGTTGGTATGCAAGTACAAGACAAATCTGATAAATCAATTGTACTAACTGGGACACTTGATGCAGACAATTGGTCTAGCAATGCACAGACACTTACAATAAGTGGACTAGCAACAAGCGGATATTTGTATATTATTTCCCCAAACTCATCTGACTTCTTGAAATGGGCTAAATTTACAATATATGCTGATGACATAACTACATCAAATTCAATTACATTCCATTGCAAAACAGTTCCAACCGATGACATATCAGTAACAATTGTTAAAATTCAGGAGGGTTAAAATGGCTAAAGTAATAAATGTAGGCGGAGGCGGAAGTAGTTCCGTTGCCTCCATCGTAGTATCTGGGGCTGGTGCTAACGCATTGGTTACCGCTACAAAAGGTGTAACAACATATACAGCAATAGCGGATGAAAATGGTAAGGCGATTATCAATGTTAGCGAATTTGGTACATATACAATTTCATCTTCGGCAGTATTGCAAAAGACAGTGTCTGTAGTAGTTGACACAATCGGTACACACAAAGTTGCTTTTACAACATTATATTGCGTAAGAATAACAAGAAGCACAAGTTCTCCATCCGATAGATGTACATATCTTGAGGATAATGCAGACTACGAATCAGCATATATGAACTATGGCACAGGCGTATTTAACTATGGCTCTTGGTCTTCTGCTTTCTTTATGCCAAAGCCTTGTATGCTTAAGTATGATGGAACAGTGGATTACTACTTGAATCCTAATAACTATGCTCAAAAATTAGATGGAACAGCAAGCGATATTGCAAACACATCTTATGGTGGCAATGTAATGATTCAGTTCCCCACTATTTGGACAAAACATACAACAGACGGAACATATGATTATATCTATATAAGCAATAGCAAGATAGACAACAACTTTGAATGCTATTCTCACAGAGATAAAAATGGCAATGTTATGCCATATTGCTATATGCCTGCATACAATGGTTCACTAATTTCATCCAAAGTTCGTTCATTAAGTGGACAATCTTGCAATATGTCACAGTCAGGCACAAATGAAATCACTTATGCTAGAGCAAACAATCCAAGCGGATATGATATTTGGGATACCGAAGTACTTGCTGATAGAATACTTATTCAAGACTTGCTCGTGCTAATGGGTAAATCAACCAATACACAGGCTGTATTTGGTAACGGACACTATATAGGTGGCACATCTGCTAGTAACTTGTTACAAAGCGGTACAATGAATTCTAGAGGCTTATTCTGGGGTACTAATGGCACTGGCAATGGTGTTAAGGTGTTCGGCATTGAGAACTTTTGGGGTAATCAATGGAGAAGAATTCGTGGCTGGATTAACGCAAATGGTACTCAAAAGATTAAACTTACTAAAGGTACATATGATGGCTCTACAGCGAGTGATTACAACACTGATGGAAGTGGATATATTGCGGTAAGCGGTGCAACTCCTAGCGGAACAACGGGCGGATACATTTCAACAATGGTTTGCACTTCCTATGGAAGAATACCTAGCGTTGCAAGTGGAAGTGAAACAACTTATGAGTGCGATGGCTTGTGGTTTAACAACTCGCAAGTAGATTATGCGTTTGTCGGTGGTGCCTGCGACCATGACTTCAAAGTTGGGGCTTTCTACTCGTCTTTGTACTCTGCGGTGTCTCATTCGTACTGGAACCTCGGGGCTTCGCTGTCTTGTAAGCCAATCGTTTAGGGGGTTTGGGGGCTTTCCCCCAAATAACCTAATCAAACAAATTGTAAATGCTAGAAAGTTAAGACAAAAAATTAGCGTTTATCAACATAAAATAAATAGGAGGAAATTTGAGAATGAATATTTCTTGGCAAAAAGTTGAAGGTTACCAAACTGAAAAGCCATTGGCAGTTGATATGGTATCAACTCCTGGCAAAGTTTATCTCCATAAGAATATAGAAACTGTTCCAAATGTAGATGCAGAGGGAACACATTGGAGATATGATGAAGCATTTCTCACTTTGAACGAATATCTTGTTTACGCATCCGAAAAGAACTCTGCGGACATAGACTTTATTACTATG